CGCAAAGTATCGCGTCCATTGTATCGTTTATTTCGCCGTTTTAATCCCAATAGGTGATTCCATCATCTAATGAAGACGTAAATTTGACGCGGTTTATAAAAGTTGCATCAGAACCATCTTTACTTCTGTATATGTTAAACCCTTGTGTTATACCAGAGCCAGGCTCAATATCCATCCATAATATATCGGTTCCAGATAAATCAAAACCTTCTGGACCTTCGCCAGTATCGTTATCTACTATAAGAGGTGCAGATTCACCATATTGATTGAAAGCAGTAATATAGTATATGTAATTTCCACCTGCAGCAAAAAAACCAGCTGTAACTGGTGGTTGAGCAGGGGGGTAACCACCTGTAGTTGGATACATGCCAGAGTCTAAAATTGAAGGCGCCCCAGGCGCTAACGCATTAGTAGCAGCTGTCGGGGCTGTCATGGTTTTTTTATTCAAAAAAACATCAGATTCAAATTTTACAGGTCCAGCTTGGGTATCTACTTGTAGCGTTGGGGTGCCTAATACGTAAGGGCTTGGATTAGATACGTTTATCCTCTGTTTATCATAGTTCGACCTTGAAAAATCAGAAAATACCCTGTTCGGTGCAAATAAGCATTTATTGCCTACACTATAGTTCTCTATTTGTGAATTTGTAGCGTCTTCAATATTATCCAATGTCAGCGGCGCGCCTTGTAAATCTATAGTTCTACCACCGCCGTCAATTACTTGTTTAAACAGTCCATCCCATTCTGCATCTACAATAGAAGAGTCTCCATAAAATAAACCGCGTTCTATCATCCCTATCATTGACAATATCCCATTGCGTGTTTCTTGGGCTATAATATCACCAGGAACGCTCTTTATTAGTGTAGCTGTGTGATGAACCGATCTGGTAGTACCAATGTACTTCACCTTCGCAGTTTGACGGCTATATACGGAATCATCTTCTTCTGGTGTTACACCGCTCTCAACAAAACCAGCGCTTGCATTAGTTCCAAACTTTTCTAAACGTGAGTATTCTTCTACGTTTGACATTGCTTGCTTTTTATGTATCAAATTCCACATACGCGCGTGCGTTGCTTGATACGATACCGCCGTAAGTGACGCTTCTAAGGATTCTACCCTTAGCGCGGTGCCGCCGTCTGAAGTAGAGGGGTCATCATACCCTATTTCTAACGATTTTCTCAAAGAAGCTAATTCTGTGGAATTGCTTATGCCAAATCCATCTTTGAAATCTTCACCCATGATATATCTCTCATTTTTCTTTACTCCACGTTGTAAACTGTTATCCACGGTGATTGTTAGGGTGGCAAGCGGGTCGTGGGAACCGCTATTCACAGGGGTTATAAAGTCCTGCTTAGCCATAAATCTATACCGCTGTTTATTACTTTTATGAATTTATTTGTAAAAAACAACATTTTAATTTCTTTTCAATTATTTTTTGATTATTTATATCAAAGCATATTTGGCTTGCTTTGTCAAGTCTTATTGCCAAATTTAAGGTTGGAATAAAAAAATCTAAATATTCGTTGTCCACCTTTATTTGATTGTAATATCTTACTTTTAATTCTATTTGTAAATAATTGGTTTCTACATGTTTACTGATTAATATTAATATCGGGCGCGGTTTAATTTTATATTTTTCGCATACTTGTGCTAATGCTGGTTGCGATAACCACGTGATATTTTTAGTCTTGTAATATGGGTGTTGCCATACCTTGTGTTCTTCTGTTTCACTTCTTTTTATTTTTATCTGAAATTTTGGAATTTTTAATTCTTTACTAAGGTACTCAATAAAATTATCAATCGGTTTTATCTGTTTTGTCTTTTTAGTAATCATTTAGATTTTTTCATTTCTAAATCTTTACAATGATTTTTTACGGTTTTCAAAATGGCGTTGAAATCAGTTATAAAACCCGCTGAAATGGCGTTGCCTATAAACGTCTCAACGTCCTTGCGTGTCTGCAATTCTGTCGCGCTTGCTATATTCCACGAACCCTTGGCAGTCGTACCTAATATACCAGTTGAAATAGCACCGGCTACGCGCGCGTAATCCCACTTTTCACTGGCTATCTTTTTGTCTTTCATTGCCTTGCACATGGTTTTGTACTCGTCGCCACTTTGATCACGTATTTCTAACAAGTGGTCATAAACTATCTTTAACGCGGCAACTTTGAAGTCAGGGGATAACCACATACATATGTCCACAAATATCAATGGGTGCGCCCATGTGCCACCATATTTGCCACGTCTAGCAATTGTTAAATCTTGTACTGTACAACCCTCGCTACGTGCTAAGGAATTTAAGAAATCTTTAGTTTCATTTAATCTCCAGTAATTATCTATTCGTTTACTACCTTTTAAAACAACGTTTTCTAAATCCCTCACATTTGAGGTATTTAAAATCATACTATCCACGTCATTTGTCAGCCCTTGAACTTTATTAAAATTACTAACCAATTCGGTTACATTGATCATCTGAGTTTGATGATTCTGGTGGATTACAATACCGTTGAAATCACGTTCCATTATTGCTGCGGGTTTCATTGTTCAATACCCTGTCATTATTGTGCTCACTTAAAATATATTGATAGCAGGGTGGCAGTGAGACAGGTGTACCACCTTGTCCTTAACGTTTGCATGACATTAAGTTAGCTTGAAATCTTTAAGTTGTACTTAAAAGCGCGGTGACTTTTTGTCACCGTCTACTTTTAAATACCAGCGGCTTTTTTAGCGGCTGCTAAATCAGAATTGCTAATCTGATTTGTTGATTCAAATTTTATCAAGGCTTCGGTGTACATCTGCCCCTCGTGACTTGTAGCTTTGTGTTCCCTTATCAAACTTTGCAAACCTGATAAAACCGATTTTTTCATAACTTCAGGGGTTGGGGTTGCACTTGCAGTTGACTTTTCTAATACGTCGCTTTGAACAGCCGCGGGGGCGGTATTTGGCACCGGTGTACTCATTGCCGTACCTAACGACTTGGACATCTGTTCCATGGTAACGTCATATTTTTTCAACAGTCTCAATACTGCTTCATCACGTACCAGCGCCGCGTTTATTGATTTTGTCAATATTCCTATTGTCTTATCAACATGAGCGCCCATTAGAGTTACTATTTCAGTCAAATTGCTATTGTCTGTCATACCCTTTTGTAGCTTTTCACTCATTAGGGATTGCATAGTATCCAGGGCATTGGTATCAAGTTCAATTTTCTGGACTTGAGACTCCGGCTCTTTCGGCTTGACTTCTACGCCTTCAAGTTTTGTCAATGCTTTTAACAATTCTTCTTCTGTCAATTTTACTTCTGGTTCTACTTTTTGAGTATCTTGGTTATCCATTTTTATTCCTCTTTGCAAATTCTAAAATGCTTTCTGCGGTGGTAAAACTAATATTTGGATGGCGATTCATGATTATTAAAAGCGCATCACTGTCACTTAGATTTTTTAAACTCAATTGTAACGATTTCACTAAATTGCAAAGTGTCTCAGTTTGAACTGGCATTGGGGTTATAGCTACGCCACGAACAACTACTGATGTAATCTTTTTTGAGGTGCGGTGTATATTCCCTTCTATTGATAATCCTAATCCACCTGATGAAGTTACTGATTTTAATATATCTCTTACTTCACGCGCCTTTTTTACATTTTTGTACAGTTCGCCTTCAATGTATAAAGATGATCTCGGACTTATGTCACGCCCTAACTGATCAGCATATTTTGAAGTGTCTTGTATTATCTCAGCTTTTGTGATATAGCCTAATTGATTACTCGGATCGGACGCGTGATTCCAATTTATAAAACCGCACTTTTTAAAATAGTTTATATCTAATACGTTTTTAAATATCGCATCGCCCTCTTCGTCAATCCCTTCTGATGATGCAATCCCTTGAATATTCCATTGTTCACTATCTTCAGCGCCTTCGTCAATTCCTTTTAAATTTAGCAAGTCAGCGCCAAAGTATATTTTTTCGTCCATGTTGTCACCCTTTAGGTTACTGGTGTTCGCTTTAACTGATCTTTACGGTCCAGCAATCCCTGAAGTTGTCTTGTTAAACGATGATATGACGGTGTGCCATACCGATAAACCTTACGGCGCTCACGTAGTTCGGTTATCTTTTGTTCTAACTCTTTTAATAAGTCTCTACGGTGAGCTTTTTTGGCTGCCTCTAGCTTTGCTATCGCTAACTTTAAGGCTCGTTCTCTTATTTTCAGTTCTTCATTATATGCTTTTTTTCGCTGTTTTGCAAGTTCTGTATTGGGACCAGGGGGCGGTGTATCCGTCGCATTGTACAGTTTACAATAGCAGTGGGGGTGCGTGGGACCTAATACAAACGTCCATTTGGTGGGCTTTTCCGATATATTTTGATTTTTTTTCACTTCGTGTAACTTGTAAAGGCGCGGCGAGCCGTTACTAGTTAAGTGTAATTTTAAGCAGTGACGACATGCAGTGGTACGAGGGATTTTGTAAACATAGTCGTTTACACCAACCTCGCTTGCTTGCCCTGATTGAAAAAATTCAAATGGACTTGTCTTTGTTAGTCTTGATAAAGCGTCACGCGCGGTGTCCATTATTTTCTTTGCAGCGCGGGTTAAACCATCAATTAATTTGTCTTTTAGGTTACTCCAGAAACCTTTTTTTAATACACCGTCAATATCACGCATTGAACGCTCGGCTATCCATTCACGCTCTATTTTATGCAATTCTAAACTAAATAATTTTGTGGTCTGATTTACTATGGATAGTAACCACTTTTGATAACCACGCTGCAATAAATCAAATTCATTTTGATCATTCGGCTGCAATGTCAGTCCACGCGTTTGTATTTCATCAGACATGGCTTTTAATGATAATTCCATCACTCTATCTGTATTACCGCCCTTTGTGAGCTTGCCACCTAAATAAACCGTTTCTAAAATTGATATTGTGTCATTGCCAATTTCACCAGTACCTGGAGTTTTTAACAGTTTGCCAATTTCAAAAACTAAGTATTCTATTTCATTTTTGAAAAAATCATTTAATGTGTCTTCATTGGTTTGCATGTCGCTACTTTCATTAAATTGCAAGTCAAAAAATACTGGTAATTGAACTTCAAACTTGCGCATCATGTCGTCTAGTAATGTTTTATACTTTTCAAATACTATGTCGTCAATGTCTCGCATGAACTTTGCAACTGGCCGCTCTGTTTTTTCCATAATTTAATACCAATCGTAGTTTGTTAAAGTTTTTTCAATGTCGTTTATCTCGTCCTCGTTATCAATTTCCATTTCGTTATCTTCTTCTAACGGTTGTACTGGTCCACCAGTCGTGATGGAATTCAATATCCTATCGCCATCTTCTAACGGCTCGAGCCCCTGATCTAAACGAACTTCATTAATTGTTTTGTAATGCGTAACTTCTTTGACGCGCAAGTCTATCTCTTCTGTTAGCGAACGCCCGAGGCCTGAAAATTCTAATGAAAAATCAGGATGGATTGATTTTACTACTTTTTTGGTTATCAAGTTCGCTATGAATTTTAATAATGGACGGAGCCCCTTGTCTTCAGAAAATTTTAGGCGATCTTTAGCGCCACTGTTAAACGAAGTTGAAGCACCTGATGTACCTATTACCCAGTTGACTTCTTCTGGATTAATTTGGTACACCGCAGTTGCTAATTTTACTATGTATTCGTACAGTTGGGCATATTCAATATCTTTTGATGATCTATCCAATGTTACTAATTCTAACTTGGCAGCCGTCTCCGTAAATAGCACCGGCGGTTCCCATTGCAAAGCCGCGTTCTTTACTGCTTTTTTGTATTGCAATGAAAACGCTTCCATCTGGTCTGTGGATAAGTTGTCTGATTGCACGTGCAATACACCGCGTTGTGTCCCGCCCTGTTCTAATGATAGTGCATTTGTCTTTTCAGCATTTAATAGGGTTGTCACTGTGGTTATTAAATACTCGAGTTCTGAAAAGCCATAGCCATTGTGCAATAGCGTGGTTATCGGGTTTCTAATTCCATAAATTAACTGGTCTTTTGTGTATGTGTGCTGTATTGTAGCGTCTACTACTTGGGCATAAGCAGATTCGCCCTGCTCATAATGTGGGGATACTCCGTCTTTTAAATTCCTTATCGTTGCTCCGTCAACTGCTACTAAATACGCAGGTATGCCATTACGTTGTCGTACTATTTCAATGCATAACTGATCTAACACTAGACTGTCACGTAGCACTTTCCTTATTAATGTTTCAAACGATGGTTCGCCTAGTCCATCAATACCTGCGTTATCTATGAATTTAGTTATTTCATCAGCTATCTTGATATCGTCATCAGTCATCTTTTCTGAGCCGTCCTTGACTATTTTAAATCCATACTCATAGTCAACTGCTGGTCTACAAAACATTGCAACTTGATTTAAGCGCGTCTGTATTATCGCACCGATTATTGGATTTTTTGACATAGCACGTAAATCTTCAAATGTCAACACCGAATTTTGTCTGTATAGCCACTCCGTGCCCATAAATACATTGTACGGGTGTACTATGTGGGATTTATTCTCAGGAGCTGATTTTGACGACATTTCCGTGTCTATTGCTTTTTCTAAGTTTTTAACCGGAGGCGCGGGCGCTATTAAGCTACGAACTCCGGCTTTTATTGCATTCCACATTCTTTATCTACCTCTGTGTGTAATCCCAAATGTTTTATTTTACTTTTTTTGAATATGTTGTTTATTTCTTTATTTGTACTGATTTTATCATCAGTGATTATTATTTGCGTTTTGTGAATTCTTAATCCATATCTCATAGAGTTGGTTGTATATTTTTTATTTAATGGTAACACGTCCCTAAAAAACTTTGCTCGTGCTAATGGGGAAGTTGATAAGGTGTCCATTAAACCGCTTATTATTATTAAATCAGGTTGATAATTGGGAATTCGCTTTGCCCAAAAATCACGCGCGGTTATTACTGATCCAACTGGTAGCGTAAAACGAACCTTGCTATCATTTAAATTTATCGGGTCCCAAGGCCCAAATAAATCTTTTGATTTAAATAATTCCCATACTTTTTTTAGCTTATTCTTAGCCGCTTTGCGACTTGTGCTAAAAATAATACCATTGTGAATCGGATAATAACTCATTTTCCATGCTAAATAAGCTGAAATAAATTTATCTCGAGCAGCGCAGTTTGAGTAGGTGAAAATGTAGTTGTCACCTGTGTTTAATGACTTCACTATCCCCTGGTAAATACCAGGGAATACTATGTCCAAGTTGTCATGTGCAAACTTGAAAAAATCTGGTGGGGTTATCATAAATTATCCTAAAATGAAAACTTAAAATGCCCTGTACGCGATGCAAGCTTCATGTGCCACATTGCCATTACTATATCATCATGATATTTAAAATTCCCTAGCTTGCCATCCTTGCGGATAAAACCTGAAAACTCTGATATTAATACATCTGTTAGTATTTTATCATCTTCTGTTCTATAAGGCAAGATCATTTTTTTATTCTCAAAAAATGGTATGAATGATAGCACGCCATTACTTTGGGAATTCTTACCACTAGCAGTCACGGTGTGGCCCTGCAATGGTAATCCTGTATTCTTTTTTAAGTAATCAGCATAGACCTTTTGAAATACGTTGTCTTCAATAAAGCCTTTGGTTACATTGAATTTATTGCATAGCAATATTATTGATTCTATTTGAGCTTGCATTGATTCTGGACGCGCCCGCCATATCTTTAGCAGTTTTAAGCTGTCACCTGATATACGCTCCGCAATAACTATAACGGTGTAATCACCATCAACAGAACCGGGGATACTAAAGTCTACGCCCATGTAAACATTGTTTTTACCTTCGTAATTATCAACGTAGCTATCAAGCTCGCTACATAACGGTTTTAATAATGAGTATGGAAATAGCGTGGTCTCTTCTTGTAATGGATTGTTCTGGTACTCTTTGGCGAACGTTAGGGAGCCAACCGCCCGCTTAATTTTCATTAAGTCATCCCATGAATAACGCTCTGGCCATAACACGGCTTTCGTTTCTGTATTTATTATAGCACTTTGTTTTATACCATTGAATTCATTATTCTTTAAAAGTTCGCTGTACAAGTCCAGTTCACTTTGAGCTGTGCCTACTACTACAATTTGTGGCTTGTAGCCATTAGCACGCGTGGAGGCGGTACCCTTGTCTTTCATTGGATAAACGACACTGAAAAAATAGTTGCGGGTTTGTTCACGCTGGATTGATGATAAACTATTCTTTTCATTTAATATGTCATCCGCTATTATTAATTGCGGGTGCCTACCACGTAGCTGTGAAAACATCCCCTTCGCTTTTATTACTACTCCATTGGCTAGCGTTAGTCGTGACATGGTGTTGTAACCAACTTTAGTCGAGGGCATTAAATAACTCAACGGGCGACTTTCCATTAGCAAAGCTTTTAACTTTTCTAAGTTCTCTTGGGCGGCGGTCGCGTCAGATCCTAGAATGATAACCTCCTTTACGTGATCATCATGAATAGCTTTCCATAGTGAATAGGCGCGTACTATAACATGCGATTTACCATGGTCACGCGGGGCCATTATTATGCAGTCGTCACCTAATTTCATTAATCCCCACCATTCTTTGTGTGGCCTGGCTACGTCTAATCCTAATATCAATTTGGCAAATACTAAAAAGTCCACTTTTATTAATTCATTGATAACCGCTGGTATGAGTTCTTTTTTCATTCTTTTTCAGGTTCTAGTATAAATTCTATTAATTTCTCACGAACTTTTAATGATAAGTCAAGTTGCTGAGTTGGGGATTGCTCCGGTTCTATCATCTGCACCTTTTGCGGTTCTACACCCCAACCGCGATCACGCCCCCAGCGTTCTAATACTAACCGCGCGGCTTTGAAATCATTGTATTCTACCATACGCTTGTAAACAACAGACTCCGCTACGTCTACAAATATATCTTTTACACTAGCTATCGCGTCCTGAAGTTTTTCACTCTTTTTTATGCGATGCGATATCGACGTGGGAGAAACGTTTAACTCCTCCGCTACGCGCGATCGACTGCCCATATGTCTAATTAGTCCGTTTACTATGTCATTTTCACTTATGCCTGTACCGCCCTTGGGAGCACCACGTTTACGGCGCGGCGGGCGTTCTTTTAATGTCTTGTCATTACTCATTTTTTACCTCCTTAAAAAGGATACTTTATCGTTAGTTTTATTGTTGTGTTCTTGTCTTGTACTGGTATCATCCATCCTATCATTATGTCAAGTTCACTTTTGTAATGCAATACAGGGGCTATAAACCAGTCTATTATTTCATGGTCACTTATTAGTGCATATTCTCTACCGATCTCTATACCTGCGTCTATAGCTTTGATCCGCTTTGATATTCCAATATTCATGAACTTTTCAAAGTTATCGGAATGCATGCCAAACTTGGCGCTTATGTGATATGTCCATTCTTTTATTTTACGATCGTATGCAATACCTGCGCTGTAATCTAAGCAGGTATTATTTACGTAGTTTAGACATTGGGTATTTATGGTGTTAAATTGCCAGCTTGCAACTGCTAGTATGGATATCTTTTCAGTTGCTAATGATAGTATCTGATATTTAATTCCTAAGTTTATCATATTTAACGATTGCCCTTCGGAATAGGGCGCACCAACAGATATGTTCGCATTGGTAAATATACCATAATCTAAACTTATCGCAGAATTTAAGGTATTGTTAGTTTTTTGATGCGTAGTCGATAATGTTAGTTTGTCTATGGAAATAACCGCGGCTGATTCACAATATAAACATGATGCATATATTTTATTAGGCCATGACGCCATACTTAATATTATCATTAATAATAATGATAACGATAATAATAATTTTGTTATTTTTAATATATTCATTAATCCACTCCTAACATTGTATTTTCTAAACGTTCAAGTCGTGATTCTAACTGATTATATTTTGTATTTTGATAGGCACATTGTTCCTGGACATATGCACGAAGCTCCGAACGCATGTCACGCCCTATGTCTATCTTTATCGTATCATCCATCTGTTCTAATTGCGATGGCATCCTTTGCATCTCATATTGGACGCGCGCCAAGTCGTTTCTAGTCTCGAAAAATGACGCGCCTAAGGTTGCAAGTATGATTACTAAACCGCCAACTCCGTTGCCCATAAATTTATTTATGGCAGCATACCAATTTTTATCAATATCTTTGCTCATTTTGGATCCCTTCTAAATCTTGTTTGGCTAGTTTTAATACCTGCTGCTAATGCCGCTAACAAAACTTTGTGGCCAGTTTGGATAATAAACTGGCCAGATGACCTTAATAAAACCGGCGGTGTCAAAGTA